AGTTCGTCAGCTCGGCGGCCGGCTACCAGCAGGACGAGATCATCGTCTACAGCGACGGCTTCAGCAAATCGACTGCCACGGTCTTCGATCGTCTCGACCTCTGGGGCGTGACCGACGCCGAGCAGGCGTTCCGCGATGCGCGCTACCACATGGCGGTGGCGAAGCTGCGGCCGGAGCGGCTCACCGTCCGCATGGACATGGAGAACATCGTTGCGCGGCCGGGAGACATGGTCCGGGTGGCGCACGACGTGATGCTCGTCGGCATCGCGCAGGGCCGGGTGGTCTCACGAAGCCATTCCGGTCCAGACATTGCCGGGATCACCCTCGACGTCGATTGCACGATGGAATCGGGAAAGGACTACGCGGCCTATATCCGGCGGGCCGCTGGCGTGAACATCCTCGAGGTCACGCAGTCGGTGGTGACCGAGCCTGGCCTGACCAGAACGCTGACCTTCAAGATCCCGATCGACAGCGGCTCGAGCCCGGACGTCGACGACCTCGTGGCCTTCGGCGAATCCGGCCGCGTGGTCGAAAGCTGGCTGGTGAACAACGTCGACCCGGATGAAGACCTGTTCGCCACGCTGACGCTGGTGCCCCACTCGCCGGCCATCTATGACGCCGACCAGGGGCCCATCCCGGACTACCAGCCGCGGATCACGCTGCCGGTCTCGATGCGGCAGCCGACGGCGCCTCGCGTGGCGTCGATCCAGACCGGCGCCACCGCGCTTGAACTGCTGCCGAACGGCGACGTCATCCCGCGGATCATCGTGGCGCTGAAATTGGCCGAGGGGCCCACCGAGCCATCCATCGCCCGCACCGTCGCGCAGATCAGGAGCGCGAGCGGCGGCAGTTGGGAGGACGACAGCGTCACCGTCGAGGGCTTGCAGCGTGTGGTGGTTCGCGACGTCCGGCCCGGCGGGCTCTACCACATGCGCTTCCGGGTGATCTCGGACTACGGGCGCGCGTCGAAATGGACGACCGCCTCGTCGATCGGCGTGGTCGGTGCCACGGCGCGTCCGGACAATCTGACCGGGCTGGCCATCGAGATCGTCGGGGCGACAGCCGTGCTTTCATGGCCTGAGCCGCTCGACGTCGACATCGACTACTACCTGATCCGCTACTCGCCGAGCACGACCGGCGCGCAATGGGCGACCGCGATCAACCTGCGCCAGGTGCCGGCGCCGGCGACGTCGATCGAGGTGCCGCTGAAGGTCGGCAGCTATCTGCTGAAGGCGGTCGACCACTACGGCAATTCGTCGGCGGTTGCGGCCTCGGTCAGCACCAGCATCCCGCGCGTGGCCGGGCTCAACTTCGTGCTTGCCATGAACGGGCACCCGGCCTTCGCCGGCACGCTCGACGGCACCCTGGTCGACAGCGCCTACGGCGGGCTGCGGCTGGACAACAGCGCCAGCTCTCTGGCGATCGCCGAGACCCAGCCCGGGATCCAGATCACGGTGCAGCCCGGCGTGCCGCTGGTGGTGCAGGCGGTCCCGGCGGTGTTCGAGCAGATAGGCCTGTGGTCGTCGAGCGGCTACATCGACCTGGGCGCCATCTTCACCAGCCGGATCAGCGTCGAGTTGTCGATGTCGGCGGTGGTGATCGGCGATGACGTCTACAACTGGACCGATGTCTATGACGTTGAGGACGTCTATGGCGGCGTCGAGGATGGGGTGGCGGTCCGCGCCTACGTCAGCACCACCAACGACAACCCGGCGGCCTCGCCGACGTGGGGCGAGTGGCGGCAGGTGGTGGTCGGCGACTACACCGCCCGCGCCTACCGGTTCCGCCTCGAGCTGGTTTCCGACATCCAGGGCGCGACGCCGGTGATCCTCTCGGCACGTTTTGTGGTCGATATGCCGGATCGGGTGTATAGCACTAAGATAAACGTGCCGACCGGAGGGACCACCATCGCCTTTGATCCGCCATTCTACGTGAGGCCGGAGGTCGGAATTACTATCCAAGGCGGCGCGGCCGGCGACAGGCCGACCTATACGGTTGACGCGAACGGCATGACAATTCAGATTTTGAACACCGCAGGCAACGGTGTTGCCCGTACTGTAGAGGTGCTGGCGCGGGCCTACGGAGAGCGGGAGACATGACCTACCCGACCGGCCTGCTCCCTCTGAGCCCGCCCCTGTCGCCTCTGGCGCAGAACACGACCATCAACCAATGGCTCGATTCGCTGAAGACCAGTTGGGTCGGATCGGTCGAGCCGCCGGCTACGCTGATCGCCGACGGGATGCTGTGGCTGGATACATCCACGGCGACGCCGCGGCTCAAGTTTCGCATGCTCGGGAACTGGATCTATCTGCTGAGCAACGTCGGCGTGATCATCGACGACTGCGACGACGCGATCACCGACGGGCACTTCCTGTTCAACTCGACCGCGCTCAACGTGCCGTTCAGCGACGCCGGCAGCCTGATCTCGGCGGCGCGGGCCAACGGCGGGACGCAACTAGCCTTCCGGCAGAACTCGTCAGAGACCAACCTGATGATGGTCCGGACATGGCTGGACGCCGCCGGCACGTCCTGGACGCCATGGCGCCGGGTGTTCACCCAGGCGGACATCGTCGGCACGGTCTCGGTTGCGCTCGGCGTGCCGAGCGGCGCCGTCATTGAGTCCGGGTCCAACTCGAACGGGGCCTATCTGCGGCTCGCCGACGGCATGCAGATTTGCTGGCACCGCGAGGTGGTCGCCTTCGATTCCACGGCCCGGCTCGGCGGCACCTGGACCTTCGCTAAGCCGTTCGTCAGCACCGGCTGGCGGGCGTCTGCGGTGATCGCAGCTCTCAGCATAACCCCGAACGCCAGCAACCTGGGGCAGATCATCCTCGACTTGCCGAGCGCGACGAAGACGGACGTCTATCTCTATCGCGTTCAGGGGCTGACCAACTTCAGCAGCGGCGACAACGCATCGATCGATCTGCAGGTGAATGGATTCTGGAAATGATCCTCGCATTTTCCCCGGTGTTCAGCCTTGAGCCGCTGTCGCTGGCGGTGGATGGCGACGTCCTGACCATCAATGAGCAGCGGCTCGACTTCACCGCTCTGCCGGAGGGTGGCGTCCTGCCACGCGATGCGATCGGCAGCGACTGGATAGCGGGAAAGGTGACGCGGACGAGCGGCCATGTCATCGTGCCGGTAGTGCTGCCTCACACCAGCGATGCGCCTGATGCCCGCAAGTTCCCGGTGCCGATGACGATCGACGAGGACGGGCCGGTGACGCTGCCGCTGAACGGATCGGCAAACCCATGATCAACTGGAGCGCGATGCAGACGCCGGACGACCACCAGAAGGCGCATGCGCGCGACGAGGCGCTGGCCTATCTGGCGGCGACGGACTGGTACGTGGTGAGAACGGCAGACCCGTCCGACGGCAAGGCGATCCCTGACGACGTGCTCGCGAAACGCCGGGCGGCGCGGGCGGTGCTGAATGGCTAGCCCGCTCGGGCCACTGGTACGGGAGTGGACGCCCGGGCTGCACGTGCTTCTCTACGACCCGTCGGTGCCGGCGAACGACCAGGTCGAGAAGGCGCCGCTGGACGAGCAGGCCGGGGCTCGCTTCGTGGAGGCGATCGAGTTGGCCATCCCCGGCGCGACGGCGATCCTGGGCGGCGGCACGTTGCCAGGCGGTACGCCGACGACGACCGGGTCGGCCTCGCTGAACGTCTCGACTATCTTCGGGGCGACTGCTGCGAATGGCGCCACCGCCTACTCGGCCGAGATCGGCGGCGTGCCGGTCCGCGGCTGGTCCTTCAGTAACACCGTCGACCAAGGCATCAGCGCCGCGTTCCTGATGCCGCACGCCTGGGACGGCGGGACGCTGTTCTTCGAGTTCGGCTGGAGCCACCTGGCGACCACGCTGAACTTCGGGGTGACATGGGAGATCTCGGCTGCCTGCCTGGCCGACGGGGCCGATCTGGCGGCGGTGTTCGGAACGCCGGTGCTAGTGAGCGACACGGGCGGCGATGCGAACAAGACCTATACGAGCGTCCCGAGCGCCTCGGTCACGGTCGGCGGGACGCCGGCGGGCGGCAACAAGCTGATCCTGAAGATCATCCGGCGTCAGAGCGACGGGGCCGACACTCTGGCGGTCAATGCTGCACTCACCGGCCTGATAATGAATTTCGGCACTGGTCCGGCGGTGTCGGGTTCCGGCGTCTTCCCCTTCACCTTCCCGTTCATCCTGGGGTGAATCCAATGAGCAACGTCACCTTCCCCGACGAGACGACCGGCAGCGACTTCACCGCCGCCCAGGTCAACGAGATCAAGGCTGCGGTGAACAGCAAGCTGGACGCGGTCCTGGGAGCTCCGACCTATCCGCTGTCGAGGACGCAGGCCGTCCCGCTGGCGCTATCGGGAGGCGTCGCACCCACCGTTTACGCAAAGCTGGACGAGATCCTGAAGCTTCTGGTCAGCACGCTGGCGCAGGGCGACTCGGTGTTCTGGGATCTGGCCAACTTCCGGTTCGCGCCGCTCGCGCTGAGCCCGATGGACCCGAACGACTTCGTGCTGCAGACCACCTACAACACCAAGGTACTGGCCTACCTCGGCGTGAAGTCGCTGATCCTCGAGGTGTTCTT